TCCTTGCAAGGAACTGGGAAAGTATGTGCGGCGGCGGCTCCTTACGGACGTTTTCTGTATGAGGGAAAAGGAATGGTTGACGAAGCAACCGGAAGTCCCTACGCAAGACGTGGAGCAAAGAAAGTCCTCGTCAGCCAGTTTTCTGGTCAGACAGCCGCAAAGGAAAATCTTGAATACGCCAGACAGGCACATCCACAGGCACAGGCAAAGTGGTTCGATGCTGCTAAACGACAATACGGCAGCACGTGGATTCGCAAAGTAAAAGCACAGGCAGGAGGTGGTAGACATGGCGGATAAGCCTATCGGAAAAGATGCAACCGGGTATGAGATTCTGACAGATGCCATGAAAGCACTTCTGAACCAGTATCCGGGACTGTACGAAAATGAAACAATCAAATTTGAAGAACTCGGAAAGGAATCAGGTATTGCGTTCTCAGCAGATAATGGAGCTTTAATCTATTCAGAAAAAGAAGATGTCTGTGGTGTGATGCACCAGATATGCCAGTATCCGTTTTATGTGGTATACCGAACGGCATCTGACAAGGAGAGACAGAAACTATCTGTTCAGAAATTTTTGGATAATCTCGGTAAATGGATATGCCGGGAACCAGTTGTCATAAACGGCTCTGAGACGCGTTTAAATGCGTTCCCAGAGCTTTCACAGGGACGAGTGATAAAACGCATTACTCGCGATAACTCCTATGGTTTAGAGCCACAGGAGAGTGGCGTACAGGATTGGTTATTGCCATTGTCAGTACGCTACGAAAACACTTATGAAGTAATATAACAAGTAACAACCGGCTATCAATTAGAGATAGTCGCTAACCTACACAGCCTTTTAAAAGTTATAGGCAGAAAGGACATTTCTATGCCAGTTACAGGAAAAATTGACCGTAAATATATGGCTCATTACGTTGATTCAGGTTCTCTCTGTGGAGGACTGACACCGAAATATGAGCGTCTTGGAAAAGATCTGGAAGAGTATAACGTAGAACTCAATCCGGATACTGAAACATCTAAAAACATTCTCGGAGAATCCACATTTAAGCATAATGGCTACGAAGCTTCTTCTGACGCTGATCCGTTCTATGCAGATACCACATCGGATCTGTTCGAAAAGCTTCAGCAGATTGTAGACGAACGTCTTAAAGACGATAATTTGAAAACAAGTGCAGTTGAAGTACATCTCTGGAAAGAAGCAACAGCCGGTAAATACGAAGCATACAAGCAGGATTGCCATGTTGTGCCAACATCCTACGGCGGCGATACATCCGGTTATCAGATTCCATTTACAGTGAACTACGTTGGAGAACGTGTCAAAGGAAAATTCGACATTACTTCAGGAACATTTACAGCTGACAGCGAATAATTTTTTTAGGAGGATATAGAAAATGGCAAAAACAATTAACACAAACATTGATGATGGATTTCTTCTTTTCACATTCACGAACAAACAGGGTGAAGTGTTTTCTTCATTCAAACTGAACCCTACTGATATTAACGTTGCAGCAAGAGCAGAAGAATTGGAAACTTTCTTTGAACAGGCTCAGGAATCTGTTAAAAATGTTTCTTCTAGTAAAGAGATGGCGGAGATTAATAAGCAGATTGAGGACAAAATCAATTATATGCTCGGATACGAAGCATCTAAGGATTTATTTAAAGAACCAATTACCGCAACAACTGTTTTTGGAAATGGTCAGGTGTTTGCCTATATCGTTCTGGACAAAATCAATGAAGCGCTTACTCCGGAAATTGAAAAGAGAAAGAAAAAAATGCAGGAAGCGGTCAATAAGTACGTGGAGAAATATACAAAATGACCGCCTATGAGCTCCCCACCTCACTTAACATCAGTGGGGTGGATTTTTCTATTAGAACTGATTTTCGAGCGATCATTGATATTCTAATAGCCATGAATGACCCAGAATTGGACGAGCAAGCGAAAGCAGTTGTTATGTTGCAGATTCTATTTGAGGATTGGCAAAGCATACCCCCAGAACATCTTACAGAAGCTTGTCAGAAAGCTTGCGAGTTTATCGACTGTGGACAAACTGACGATAGTCCGAATAAGCCCAAACCCCGTTTGATGGACTGGGAACAGGATGGAGACATGATTGTTCCGGCTGTAAACAAGGTTGCTGGCAAAGAAATCAGAGCCGTTCCATACATGCACTGGTGGACGTTCTTTGGATATTTCATGGAGTCTGGCGAGTGCCTTTTTAATACCGTAGTTGGAATCCGGTCAAAAAAAGCAAAGGGCGAAAAACTTGATAAATGGGAAAAGAAATTCTATCAGGAAAACAAGAATATTATTGACATAAAAACACGTCTCAGCGACGAGGAGCAAGCTTATAAAGATAAGCTGAATGAGATGTTGAACCTCAAATAGTTAGGAGGTGGACACATGGCTGCTGATGGCTCAGTCATTATTGATACCAGAATGGACACATCAGGCGTGCAAAACGGCGTATCGGCAATTAGGCAATCATTCAATGGGCTTGGTAGCGTAGTAAAGAAATTAGGCGTACTAATTGGCGGAGTATTCGCAATTGGAAAACTGGCGCAGTTTGGAAAAGAGTGTACAAAACTTGGTTCAGATTTAAACGAAGTTCAAAGTGTTGTGAATGTAGTTTTTCCAAATATGACTGAAAAAGTTAACGAGTTTTCAAAAAAAGCAGTAAAGACAGCAGGCTTGTCAGAAACAATGGCAAAAAAATATGTAGGCTTATTTGGATCAATGGCAAAACAGTTTAACTTTACGGAATCACAGGCCTACGATATGTCAACACAGCTTACCCAGTTAGCAGGAGATGTAGCTTCTTTTTACAATATTAGTCAGGATTTAGCATATATCAAGTTAAAGTCTGTATTTTCCGGTGAAACAGAAACATTAAAAGATATCGGGGTTGTAATGACTCAAAATGCACTTGATGAATATGCATTGGCTAACGGATACGGCAAAACCACATCTGCCATGACTGAACAGGAGAAAGTTGCTCTCCGCTTGGCTTTTGTGCAGAAGCAGTTGTCTGCCGCATCTGGTGACTTTATCCGAACATCTGACAGTTGGGCGAACCAGGTCAGAGTGATGCAGTTACAGTTGCAATCTCTCAAGGCAACAGTCGGACAGGGATTAATCAATCTCTTCACTCCCGTTTTGAGAGTTATTAATATCTTGCTCGGTAAGTTAGCAACTCTGGCAAATGCCTTCAAGTCATTTACGGAATTAATCACCGGAAAGAAATCATCTGGCCAGACAGGCACAAGTGGTGCAGGTCTTGTCGGAACAGATGCAATAGCTGATACGGCAGACCAATATGGAAATGCTGCCGACAATGCCGAAAAGCTGGCAGATGCAACAAATGATACAGCGGACGCAACCAAGAAAGCTACTAAGGCGGCAAAAGGATATCTTAGTCCTCTCGACGAAATAAATAATTACTCAACGGATAAAAGTGCGGATTCATCGTCAAAAGTACCGGGCGCAACTGGCGGACTTGCAGATCAGATGAAAGATGCTGTAAAAAATGTTGATTACGGAAAAGTGGCGGAGGGTGAGACAGTCCTTGACAAAATTAGCAAATCAGCCGAAAAGCTCGCGAAGCTCCTTAAAAAGCTCTGGAAGCCGTTTCAGGACGCTTGGAAAAAAGAGGGTAAGAATACTATTGATGCGGCACAGATTGCTCTATCTGGAATTGCGAAGCTTGCTAAGAGTGTAGGCAGGAGCCTTATGGAAGTCTGGACAAACGGTACAGGTACGACAATGCTTACAACCATGCTAAGGATTGCTCAGAACGTGCTTAAAACTATTGGGAATATTGCATCCGGTTTTGCCGATGCGTGGAATAAGAACAATGTCGGAACGCAGATTATACAGAACATCGCAGATGCTCTTGTGGTGGTCATGCAGTTCATTGAGAGGATTGCCGCAGATACGGCAACGTGGGCGGCAAACTTAGATTTCTATCCGCTGTTAGAATCTATCAGTAATCTGACAAGTGCGTTTGCACCAATTCTGGAATCCATTGGAAACGTTCTTGAATGGATTTACAATAACATCGTTCTTCCGATGTTGAAATGGGTTATTGAGGTAGGACTTCCGACAGTGATTAATTTAATCGCAAAAGTAGCAACTTTTCTTGCTGATCATCAGTCGATTGTTGAAGCGTTCGGCGCAGCCCTAATCGGAGCGTTCGCGGCAGCAAAGATTGCAGAATTAGCATCGGGAGTTATCAAAAGTGTATCTGGAATAGCTACAGCCGCAAAAGGACTTATCGCGTTAATGACTGGTACTGGCGGGATCATGGGTGGAATCAAAGCCATTGCGACAGCAATCGGTACTGGCGGGATTTTCGCGATCGCAGTCGGGGCTGCTATAGCAATCGGAGTTTTGCTGTACAAAAACTGGGATGAAATATGCGCGGCAGCAACAAAATTAAAAGACTGGGTTGTTGAAAAGACTCGTGAATTGTCAGAATCAGCAACACGTACATTAAGCAATTTGAAAGAAAAGATAGCTAATGTTTGGAATATTATTAAAACATCAACATCTACTACTTGGAACGCAATCAAAAAGACACTTTCTGGCCTTTGGAACTCTCTTAAATCCACAGCCAGCACAGTATTTAATGCAATTAAAACTAAAGTTGTAGGCGTATGGGACAGCGTAAAGAACAAGACATCCCGAACATGGGAAAACGTAGCTACGTTTGTGTCTAATAAAGTAGAAGCGATAAAAAATGCTATCACTAATAAGTTTAATGCTGCCAGAGATGCAGTCAGATCTGCGTTTGAAGGCATTGTGGATTTTATTAAAGCTCCGATTAATCAGGCAATCAGCATTGTTAATAATGCAGTTGGAATGATTAATAATGCAATTGGTGGAATTGAATCTGCATTTTCTTTTGGCCCTTGGACTGTTCCAACACCGTTTGGCTCAAAGACTATTGGATTTCATGCAACATTTCCACGTATCGGAACTATCCCATATCTGGCCAGTGGCGCAGTTATTCCACCACGAAGCGAATTCCTTGCGGTATTAGGCGACCAGAAAAAGGGTAATAACTTGGAAGCACCGGAAAGCCTGTTACGTCAGATTGTCCGGGAGGAATCAGGAAAAGGACAGGGAGATGAAAATACCTACAATGTTACAGTTAATGCATCTGGCAGAAAATTGTTAGATATTATTATCAGTGAAGCTGAAATGAGAAGAAATCGGAATGGGAAAAACCCATTTGAGTTAGCGTAAGGAGAAGAATATGCCGCAGGAACAATTTAAAATAGACAACGTTGTTATAAGAGCACCGGATAGTTACAAACCGGTGTTCGCAACCACTTCTACAGAAGACTCTAAAAGAAGTCAGGATTTGATTATGCACAATACGCCAATGGGGACCATAGGTGGGTATGACATGCAATGGGGCGAACTTACGTGGGCTGAAATAGCAACCATACTAAATACTGTACTTAACAAAAGTCAATTCACATTCCACCATAAAGACCCAACTATTCCGGGAAGATGGATAGACAGAACATTCTACGCATCAAATTTTAACATGGCTGCGCAAACCCTGAAAGACGGGGAAGAAAAGTGGACGGATTTGTCTATCAATGTAAGGAGGATTGAGCCGATTTGATAAATGTATCTACTCAGTTGAAGAAAGAATCTCTTACAAACAGAAATTATTACGTGACAGCAAATGTTACATTGTCAAATGGTACAACTCTTAAGCTAGGTAAAAAAGACTTTTATCTATCCGGAAACAGTCTTGTAGATTCAGCAGACTCTGGGGACTTCCCGGTGGGTGTAGCAATAGAAAAAACGGCAAGCTTATCATTGGTAAATGATGACGGACGCTTTGACGGATATAATTTTAATGCTGCAAGGTTTGTTATCTTTCTCAATGTGCAGTTATCTGACAGGATAGAAACTATTAAAAGAGGTACTTATATTGTATCGAAAAAGCCTGCAACGGCAAGCGAAATAAGTCTTTCTCTCTTAGATAAGATGCACAACGCTGATAAGACGTATGATTCTAATTTATCTTTTCCTTGTACAGTCAAGGAACTGCTCTCAGAATGCTGTCAGCAATGTGGAATCACTCTTGGAGATGCAATGTTCCCAAATTCGGATTTTCAGATTCAGCAAGCACCATCTAATGCGACATACCGTACAGTAATCGGAATGTGTGCCGGGATAGCCGGTGGAAATGCAAGAATCGACGAAAATGACTTACTCAGGATTATTACGTTTGATAAGACATTTACCAATACGACTATTTACGATGGCGGAACAGTAAAGAACTGGACAAATGGTGATGATCTGGATGGTGGCACGCTTAATCCATGGACAACAGGGACTGTGGTTGATGGTGGTACATTAAGCAATAACGACTATCACGCGTTATTTTCAATTCAGAATCTACAATATGACGTAGACGATGTTATTGTAACAGGCGTCAAATACGTAGAAGATGAGACAGAATATATGTCGGGTCAGGACGGCTATGTAATTACTATTGATAACCAGTTACTGTCAGGCAATGCACAGGCAGGAGTCGAAGCTATTGGAAATCAATTAATCGGCCTACGAATGCGTCCTTTCTCATGTGATGGAATTGCCAACGGATACGCCACTTTCGGCGATCCAGTCGAATTTATTGACACAAAGAATCGTGTTTTTAGATCATTTGTAACTAATGTAGAATTTGTGTTCGGTGGTTCAACATCATGGAGCTGTAGTGCAAAGAGTGCCGAAGAAGATGTAAGTGAGTTTGTTGGTGGTCAGCAAGTGGCGGTAGAACAGTCAAAAAAAGATATAGAGAAGAAACTATCTGCCTATGACGTAAAGCTCAAACAGATGAATGAGCTTGCAGCAAACACGCTGGGTTTCTTCTATACAGAGGAAGTACAAGAAGATGGTTCCGTAATTACGTACCGGCATGATAAGCCTACATTTGCTGATTCTAAAGTAATTTATAAGACAAGTGCTGATGGATTCTTCTTATCAGTAGACGGCGGTCAGACATGGAAAGCCGGCTTTGATAGTAATGGAGATGCCGTTCTGAATATTCTCTATGCCATCGGTATTCAATCAGAATGGATTAACACAAGAGGATTCACAGCGAAAGATAATAACGGGAATACGACATTAAGAATAGATGCCGACACAGGTGCTGTCACATTAGAGGTTGAAAACTTTACGCTGAAAAGCAGAACTATTGAACAAATTGCCAAGGATGTTGTGGATGAGACAGTTCAAAGCAATGTGACTATCCCGAACTATTATGGCACGTATACACCAACATTGCAGAACTATCCGGCATCTGAGTGGAAAAGTGAAGAATATAAAAAGCATGACGGCTCGATTTTCATGAACTTCTCTACAAGTCAGGTATATATGTTTTCTGGGGCTGATGGTACTTGGCGGGAACTGGATGCTGAAAAAATTGTCAATTTTGAAAGAGTTTTTAACGCTTTAACGGATAACGGTAAGCAAGAAGGAATTTATATGCAGAACGGACATCTGTATATAAATGCTTCCTATATTAAGTCCGGCCAGATTTCAGCTGATTTGATTAATCTGAAGAACATCAACGTTACAAACAGTTCTGGAGTATCAACATTTGCGATTGATAACTACGGAAATGTTACGCTCAGGCCTAATACATTTGCGTTAACAAACGGTGATACAATATATAGTGTTGCTGAAAATAAAGCTTCGACAGCATTATCGAATGCGAATCGCTATACAGACAATGCACTTAGCAACCTCGACATAGGAAAAATGTCTAAACAAGAGATTATTAATGTGCTAAGCGATAACAGCAGCAATAAAGGCCTGTATCTATCAAATGGCAATGTGTACATGAATGCCGATTATATTAACACAGGTGAATTAGCAGGATGGAAAGTTGGAATTAAAAAGCTTTCAGCAAGTGGCACGTATGGAGAAGTAACGCTAGATGCTTCAACTGGAGAGATCTATTCAGAGACTAATACAGGAGTATACGTACCGGGGTATGGGACATTGTATGGAACACGAATTAGAGGAATCAATCTTTATACAGGAGCCGTACACGCAAGCTCAGCCTCGATTGATACTAGTGTTTCGGCGGGCAGCGTTTCGACATCAAAAAAAGTTGAAGCAGGTACGCACGTAGAAGCCAGTGGTCATTTCTACAGTGCAGGTACGGGGACAGACCTTGCAGATGCTTCTATCAGAGGGAAGCTGAAAGTAAACGGGACAAAATCAAGATCAGTTTCGACGGTAGACTATGATGAACAGCTCTTTTACTGCTATGAAATGCCAACCCCATTCTTTGGAGATATCGGTGAATCTGTAATATCGGATGACGGGACTTGCATGATTGATATAGATGATATCTTTCAGGAATCTGCGAATGTCGGCATTAAATATTATGTGTTCTTGCAAAGAGAAGGAGAGGGTGACTGCTGGATAGCTGAGAAAGAGCAGAATTATTTTGTTGTAAAAGGAACTCCGGGACTTAAATTTTCGTTCGAAATCAAAGCAAGACAAGCTGAATATGAGCATATGCGATTTACTGACCCGGGAGATACGGCTTATACGGATGCAAGAGATATAGAAATCCCGGAACCAAATTATGAGTCAGAAGAAACAGAGGTCCCGGAACCAAATTATGAATCAGAGCTTATTAACGACAGATTAAGTATTATCAATCAGATGGAGGTAATATCATGAAGAAGATTTTAACAAGTTTTATGAATCTTAGCACTGGAGAAGGAAGCCGCATTGCTTACACCTATTCAGAAGTAGACGAAAACACAGGAAGTATTATTAGCCAGAATAATAAGGGTAATTTCCTTGTAATGGATGACAATGTACAGAAAAATCTTGATTCCGTAAAGGATTACATAAAAAATAATTTCCTTTCATAAGGAGGTAAGTCTAATATGGCCAATACATACACAATACAATTCCGGCGCGGTATGTACGCCGATTTTGATACGTCGAAAATTCGTCCCGGAGAGCCCGTTGCGATTCTTGGCAATGACCCGTCCGTTCCATCTGGTAAAGCCTTATACATTGCATTTGCGGCTAATGATGTAAGGCGGTTGTGTTCCATTGAGGACATTTCAGAGATGGTTAATGCCGGAGAATTTGTTGGTCCACAGGGTCCCAAAGGTGAAAAAGGAGATAAAGGTGATCCGGGAGAAAAGGGCGTGGATGGCACCGTGACATTTGAATCGCTGACACCTGAGCAGAAAGATTCACTGAGGGGTGTCTCTATCACAGCGGTCAGTATCGACGTAAATGGAAATTTGACAATAACATTTTCAGATGGTGATAGTGAAAATGTTGGGAATATTATGGGACCTCAAGGAGTGCAAGGCCCAAAAGGTGAAAAAGGAGACGTTGGTCCACAAGGGCCAGTTGGTCCGCAAGGCCCGCGAGGAGAAAAGGGCGAACAAGGAAATGACGGAACATCTCTTAATGTTCTTGGTACAAAAGAATCTGAGGCAGACCTCCCCCTGAGTGCAGAGAAGAACGATGCATATTTAATAGACGGAGAAATGTGGGTTTTCGACGGCACGAATTGGAACAATGCTGGCAAGATTCAGGGGCCGCAGGGGCCAGTTGGTCCGCAAGGTCCAAAGGGCGACCCAGGGCCGCAGGGTGTAAAAGGAGACCCCGGAGAAAAAGGAGAGCAGGGAGTACAGGGTCTAAAAGGCGATACTGGGCCAAAAGGCGAGCAAGGCTCGGTTGGTCCAAAAGGCGAGCAAGGAGATACTGGTGCGCGAGGAATCACATTCACTCCTGTTGTAGACAGCGAAGGAAACATAAGTTGGAGTAATGACGGAGGACTTGAAAACCCCCAGACAGTAAATATTACCGGGCCACAAGGCGATACGGGCGCAAAAGGAGATACTGGACCGCAAGGAGAAAAGGGCACTACATTCGTTCCAAGTGTAGACACTGATGGAAACATAAGCTGGAGCAACACAGATGGAATCGCCAATCCCGAAACAGTAAACATCAAAGGGCCAAAAGGAGACAAGGGAAGTGATGCGACTGTCCCAATTGCTACAATCGAAATTCTTGGTAAGGTTAAGCCTGACGGCAAGACAACATTCATAGATGAAGACGGAACGCTCCACGCAAAAGGCGGTGGCGCAACCGTTACCCCAAAACCCGTAAACAACCCAACAATCGAGAATGCAAATGCATCGGTTATAATTAAATGGCAAGACCCAGAAAACACGGTAATCAGTGGTTCAACATTCTCTACATGGGCTGGTACAAAACTTGTAATGAAAGAAACGGGCTATCCCGCAAATCCAGATGATGGAACACTTGTGGTTGATAACACAGTTCGTGATAAATACAAAACCACAGGTTATACAGTTACAGGGCTGACAAACGGCAAACAATATTACTTTACACTGTTCCCATACAACACCGATGGCATATATAACTACGATGCAGGTAACAGACTGATTGGGGAACCAGAGGGCTTAAAGATTGTCACATTTGCCGACGGAACAGACGCAGAGATTGAAAAGATGATTGAAGCGCACTACGCAGGCAAAATCAACATTAGTGACTATTGGGCGGTCGGCGACAAGAGAACCATCCATCACAATGCCATGGATGCAACTGGCGTAAGTGAGTCACACAAAGCGAATGATTATGCCTATGTAATTATCGGAATTGAACATGACGACTTAGTGACTGCTATCAATGGCAAGACTAAAGCCGCTATTACAATTCAGACAGAACGTATGTTGTATTTAGACACTACGACAGAATATAACACCTCCTATAATGCATCACATGAATGTGGTTATATAAACGGTTTAAGTACAAATAGTGGTGGTTGGGAAGGCTGTGCAAGACGTACGTGGTGCAATAATGTGTACAAGAAATGTTTGCCTACTTATATTCAAAATATGATGAAGCAGGTCAAGAAGTTGACATCTGTGGGAAGCAAAAGTAGTACGATTAAAGCCTCAAATGACTATGTATTTTTACCTTCTGAAATTGAGGTTTTTGGCAGTATAGAGTATTCTTTCGCAGGCGAGGGAGAACAGTATCAGTACTTTAAGAACGCAACTGCTAATATATATAAGAAACCGTACTTTAGCAGCAATTTCGTGTCTGGCCGCTATTGGGAACGTTCGCCTTACTCCAACAGCGAAAAAAACTTCTGTCATGTGGACATGGGCGGGAAATCGTACTACAGTGGCGTCAGCTACACTCTTGGCATTTCCCCCTGCTTATGTCTCTAAAATCCTAGTAAATCCCATCAAGTCAAGAGAAATTGAATATTCGACAGTCGGAAAAGTAAATTAATAAATTGTTTATAGCCGCATGGCTAAGAACAGGAGGCGCATATGGATAAAAAGGAAATTGCAAATATCTACAAAGCCATCAATCGAGTTTCAAACAGGCTGAATGAGATGTCTGAAAAGTTAGACATTGTGATGCGGATGCTTAATGCGGAATCTAATCGCAAGATTCTAATTAATGGTGATGGTATCGACGGTCTGGCTGAACTTGTATCAACGCATGATTCGGCTTTGGACGAACTGGCTACATTAGTTTCGACAATCGGAGGTGAAAATAATGGTTAAATTTTTCGAAGAACGAGTAATCAATGGGTTGAAAAAATGGACAGATGTTCCTGAGCTGTGGAATAAGAAGGTAATTGAAAGACTTCAAAAGGATGGCTATGTACTGAATGAGGACGGGACAGTAACAGAATCAAAACCAGGAATAGTGAAATAAAATACGTGCAAGGGAGAAAATATGGAAATTAAAGGAATTGACGTATCATCTTATCAGAGTAAGCCAGACTGGGCGAAAGTATCGAATTCTGAAATTAAGTTTGCAATATTGAGAATCCATCAAAAATCTGGAACTGATTCCTCTTTTGAGCATAACTACAAAGGATGCAAGTCAAATGGAATCCTTGTCGGCGGATATAAATACAGTTACGCTCTGACACCGGCGCAGGCAATTGATGAAGCTGAGAGCGTAATTTCTGTTCTTGGCGGACGCGGAATGGACTTTCCAATCTTCTACGACCTTGAATGGAGTCAGCAGAGAAACCTTGGAAAACAGGCGATTGAGAATATTGCAGTAGCATTTCTGACCAGAATCAAAAAAGCCGGTTATAAGGTCGGTATCTACTGCAATCTTGATTGGTACAATAACGTTCTGTCAGACACCCTGAAAAAGTACGATTGCTGGATTGCTCGTTATCCGGCTAGTGATAATGGCTCTGTACAGGAAAGATTGCGTCCATCTGTTGGTGTAGGCTGGCAGTATTCCAGTAGAGGAAAAGTATCCGGCATTAGTGGTAACGTTGACATGGATGTATTCTATAAGGATTACAAAGAGGAGGTTTCTGCAATGGATAAAGCTATTGAAAAAGTGATTCTCATTGCAAAAAATGAGATTGGATACCTTGAAAAGAAGAGCAATAGTCAGCTCGACAGTAAGACTGCAAACGCCGGTTCGAACAACTATACGAAGTATTGGCGAGACATTAAGCCATCATATCAAGGACAGCCTTGGTGCGCAGCATTCGTGAGTTGGTGTTTTATGGAAGCATTCGGACAGGAAAAAGCAAAGAAACTGTTGAAACACTGGCCCTATGTTTACTGCCCAACACTTGGTAATCTGTTTACAAGGAACGCTAATCCAAAGATTGGCGATATTGTAATCTTTTATCGTAACGGAACTTTTGCTCATACCGGCATCGTAACGGCTGTAATCGGAGACAGGTTCTATACCATCGAGGGAAATACTTCTGGCGCATCTGGAATTATTGCAAATGGCGGCGGTGTCTGCGCAAAGAGTTATCTTAACAGTCAGATGCCCGGAACTAAGTTCTGCACACCGGATTACAGTATTGTATCTGATACATCACAAACAGGAGAGAAATATATGTTTAATCCAGAGACAGTAAAAGCAGGAGACAAAAACACATCTGTACTCCTCCTACAGGAAATTTTAAGAGCCAGAGGCTTTAAAGGCAAAAACGGCAAAGCCCTGAAACTTACATGGACAGCAGACACAAACACAATTTACGCTCTGAAAGCTTATCAGGAATCTAGGAAAGATGTTCTGGAAGTGGACGGAGTCTGTGGACCTGCCACATGGAAAGATTTGATTGCCATATAAAAACATCCCGGGGTTAATTCCCCGGGAACTTTATTTATAAACATATTTTGTATCATTTCGGGAATTTTAGACTGTTATCGTTAGTCACACGTTAGTCACAAATAAAAATATTGTTTCCTAATATAATAGCGCCAAAAACACTGTATTTACGGGCATTTGCGCAATTTTCTAAATTCTATTTGTTGGTCGCAATTAATAAAATTAGAATAATGAAAATGAAATGTGGGAAATCCTTGTTAAATCGCTGAAAACGTTGATTTTAATAGGGTTTCCAGCATTTCGATAATGATATTTCGGTTGTTTTAGAAAGATTAAAATGGGTTCCGTTAGTCACAGTTAGTCACAAATGGAACTTTTATCTTTTCTATTTCTGTCCGAAGTTCTTCCAGTGTCCTATGTCCATATACCGCGTTTGTAACATCTCCACCAAAGGAGTGGCCAAGCATTCGTTTTCGGTCATTCTCCCGGACGCCGTATTTTTCGCACAGGGCTGAAAAGGTGTGTCGACAATCATGCGGCGTGTGTTTCGGATTACCGACTATTCCTAAACGTTCCAGTGTAGGATAGAACAGTGCTTTTCTGTGATGTTGCTGAGTATATACACATAGTTTCCCATCTTGTGCCAGTACTTTCTGTTCGACAAAATGATATACGGCAGGATGTATCGGGACGATTCTGTTTTTACCCGCTTTTGTTTTGATTCCACCTTGAAAATATTTCTCTTCCAGGTTGGTTGTAAGTTTTAACACTTCACCGATTCTCCAACCAGAATAGCACATAATAAGAATGAGCTGCACTTCTGGATCGTTGGCATTATCCCATAAAGTTTGTAGTTCCTGATCAGAAAATGGCGTTCCATGTTCGGTGTCATTATCAGCATTAACATGGACATATAACGCCTTATTTTCCGTTACAATTTCTGAGTATACGGCATATTTGTACATCTGCTTGAACAGAGTTAAAATAGCCATCTGGCTTTGCTTTTTCAGCTTGCAATCATCAATAACCTTTTGCATATCAGGAGCCTTTAAATCTTCAAATATGCGATTGTGCAGAACAGTGCAGTTTGTATAAGCCGTCCGATACGCTTCCTTTGAACTGTATGACAGTTTTGTCCCCTCTGGGAACTTCCACGCATAAAACTGTTCGTATACCTCTGAAAACGTCAATTTCTTGATTTCCGGGTGTTTTCCTTCGACACCCTTGATTGTATTGTAGTCAGCAATCAAGCGGCTTATAAGAGTATCTATGTCAGTTGTAGGGGACACCTCAAGAGTCCGTTCCATGCCGGGCTGATACGTGCCGGCTTTGTATGCTGTCAGGACAGTGAAACCTTTTATCCAGTCATCCACATAGCAGATTGCCGGCGGACGTTTTAGTTTACCAGTATCGTCCGGTGTAGCTGGTGGATGTACTGCGAAACAGTTTCTCCGGTTCTTGCCAAGATACCGAATAGAGCCGAAGTTATTCGGCAGTTTTGGATATTTCTTTCTTTTCTTCGCCATTTTTATTCCTCTTTTCTTTTAGGTGGTTGTTTTGAGTATAAAAATAACAGCCGAACAAATTTTCTGTCTTGCTCGACTGCTCCGAAGATGATACAATATGTTTTGCCAGAATATTACATTTCTTCGGAGATGTATAAACGCCGTCCCGGTACGCCAATGCCGGGGCGGTTTTTTATTTAGCTTTCAGCGTTTTGTACGAGTCTTTCAAGTTCGTCTCTATCCCAGAGAAGCACTTGGTCTTCTTCTGCCAGCTGTTTCGCAGAACGGGTAAAATACCTATTTGTCAGAACTGCTGCAACATGGCAATGATAGAACGTCTTTCCAGCAAATGCCTCCTGCACTGCTTTGTTTCCAATATTATTCGAATAGCACTTGCACTGTATCCCATATCGGATTCCGGCTTTCTCTGCCAGTATATCAATTCCCTGATCGCCACTTCCCTGTGTGACTTCTACATTATAAAAGCCATCATTGCGAAGCAGATCAGCACAATAGTATTCGAAATCGTGTCCCTCCATTGTGTCATAGACCGGAAGTTGTGGCTCCAGTACCGTGGGCGGATCAGGTATATCTTCTGGTGTCCAAGTAGGAGCAGGAGTGTAGTTATCATGGCTGTATGATGGTGGAATAATTGGTTCAACGTCGTCAGAGTCAGTAGAATGTGTCCTGATAATGCTTGAAAAAGTGCCGAATATAGTAGAAATAATGGTACACGCAACAGCTATTAATATAGCACCGGGCACAAACATGACTATTCCCGCAAAGATTCCTGAACCTATTTCAACAGCATCCCGAGTGCTGCTATTTGCTAAACCAGTTACAGTAATAAGTGTCATAAATACAAGCCATAGGAATGTAAGAAATGCTGAAAGTTTGTGTTTTTTATAAAAGTCAAGTACGTGTTTCATATAGTCCTCTTAAAGTTTTACTTCGAATACCCGTCCACATTTCTTGCATCTGAATGTTTGTTTGCCCTTTGGCTTTGTGTTGACAAGAGTAAAAGGGTGTAATGGATTCAGGTTGAGAGTTGTTTTCTGGTTGCCCGACAGATATTCAACGTCAGTACTGCCGCATCCAAAACGTGGGCATTTGATTTTCTTAGCCATATTGTTAATTCCCCGTTTGATTATTCTTGCGTATCTTTGCTGTACATGGTGAAAGAATCATTGAGGCTTTCCCAGTCAGCCTTATTTTCTGCATAAGTTGTTACGGTCTCTTCGCCAGTTGAGGAGTCTTTGACTGTGACTTTATAATCAACATCTTCTTCAGCTACCCCATTCACCTGCTGATACACTGGAGCTGTGAACAACGCAATATATCCAATGAAAAATTCAGATTGTGCAAGATTGGTAGATGCAAGATCAATTTCGAACTCAGTCATGGTGTCATTATATGTAATATCTTTAACGTTCGGATAATTGGTGTCGTCGTCCAGGATGTCTTTGATGTAATCGTCAAAATTGGATTTTACGGCCTTTTTCCATTCTTTTTGCTGCTTCTTTGTAAGAGTGTAAGTTGTAGAGCCATCCTCATTGACAACAGCTTCCTTTGATTCTGGTACTGATGAAGTATCATCATCTTCTTCAAATCCGTAGTTTGGGACAGTAACGGTAACGTCCTTCCCGCCTGCCAGAACCGGAATAGAAGAAGTCAAAGTAAATGTAGCAGTCAGGAACATTGCGACAGCCTTTTTCTTATTCATAGAATCGTTCCTCCTAATAGCTTTATTCGCCACGCTTCGCACTTTTCATGCGGATTATGTATTTTGTACCGCTGATTTTGCAATGTTATGTAAAGTACGGCTATATGTGGTATTTTTATTTTATCATTTTGAGAACGCGTTGTAAAGATTTAGAACGAAATAGAGTGATTTAGATGAAAAAGAAATGTTTTAAGTGCTTTGTACTTCTCTTGCTGATCTATAAGGTATTTAGTCTTGTACATACCCCACAAAAGATAATTTCCAATAATAATCAGAAAGATATGCAGATAGTTCATTCGTATATGGTATATCAGGAGCATTCTGTCCAGAAGTATCCACATACAAACAACGGCGGTGGAAAAGTTTGTGATCTCGCATTTTTCCTCTGCAAAAGCATAATTTTCTTTGAGATTGTAAAGTTTGCCTACGAAATAACAAAAGTCCATGTGTATATTTGGCAGTTGCCAAGAGTCGGAATAGGTGGTATAATAGCAAAAACGAACTAATGTTCGGTTCTATTTCCCACGGCCGGACATATACTGTAGTGTAAGTGGTAGTTGCGACAGGGAGGGTTACTATGGATTATAAGAAAGAAATTATTGAGATGGTTGAAAAATGCACGAATAATCATTGGATAGAAGTGATTTATATATTTGTGAAAAGGCTAATCGGATAACATTAAAAAAGACAAGGGTTTGCGCATTGCCCTTGTCTTTCTTTTTACTTATTAGAAATCATGTCAATAAGTTTTTCTAAATTGTCCCATCCCTCATCATCCAATCTGGCTAATGCAGACACGAGACGGTGTCGGAAAGAATCTTCTCCAGATTTCATTACGTCTGCAAGCATGGCAGAAATTTGTTTGTCTTTAATTCCGGGTATAAACATATCTCCGTTTCCAGTTCTGAGCCATTCTTCGTTTACGTTAAATTCTCTGCAAACATCATCAATAGTCCGATCTGACGGAACTTTGCTTCCCATTTCAATTTGCGCTACAAAATTCCTACTTATCTTTAGTTTGTCTGCAAATTCTTGCTGAGTTACGTTTAATTCTTTTCGCAACTCTTTAAACCTGTCTTTCAATTTAATTCCTCCTTTCTGAAAATATAATATCATAAAATGTTTACAAAGTCAACAAAAAAGTATTGACAAATGTTGTCTAAGGGACTATACTGTGTTTACAAGGTAAACAAAGGAGGTGAAAACAACGAGCCAAATAAAAAAGTTTTTCCACTGGTACTTTTTTGAACCAAGGAAAACATTACTGGAATGGTTCATGGCAAAATTCCCAAACTTTCCATTGCATGTATCAATAGTATCTTTACTGTTGATAATACTTCGCCCAGAAGTGGAATCTTGTATACGTCATATCCGGCAAATAGGGCAACAATTGATATTACTGTTGGGATTACAAATCTAATTCGTTCTTTACGCTTGATTCGAAAGTACATTTTGCAATTTCGGTTCACGGTATAAACTCCGTGATCTCGGTCAAGCAGGCCTAAGCGGTTCAGATAGTCTAGTGTCTGGTATCTAAAGAAACGATTAGATTTGATAATCGGCAACAAGTAGAGAGTTATTCGCTCACTAAAGGATAACTCAATGTTAGAAAAGTCAATATTTTTCATTTTAATCTCCTCTCATAGGAGAGTATATCACAAGAAAGGAGTGAGTGCATTGTCGGAGAAAGAAAAAAGAATCGTTGAAAAGCTGAAAGATGCGATTCCTAAGATGTCAGAATTTGACAAGGGTTACATTCTCGGCAAGACGGAAAGTTTTTCTGAGAAAAAAGATGATTCTGATCAGAAAGAAGAGACCAAGAAAGGAGCATAAATGGACGCATTACAATTTAACAAAGCCGTCAGCCAGCACTGCAAGGAATCTGGTGGAAACTGTTGCAAATGCGACCTACGGCTTTACTGTTACCTATCGCCAAGTGAGCGACCAGATGAGTTAGTGAGTCTGGTTATTGATTTTTTGCATAACCACATTGAAAACCATGGTCATTATACCCATCACAGTGCGGCTTCATTTCCGTGTATTGATGATATGGACATGAGCACCGCAGTAGGCGGCGACCGTTATCAGAAACCTCATACTCTTCATAAACAGTCACATGCTTATGAATCTTGTGGCAATGATACATCCGTGTAATTGTTTCAACCATATAATTCCCCTTTCGTTATACTCAGCATGTCGGTGCCTGTAAATGCATTATAGGTAGAGGGGAAAGGAAATACAATAGGTTGATGGGAAGACGAAAGATTTTTCTAAAAAAAATAAGAAAGGAGTATGAAATGAGCGAAGTTGATGCTTACATCAAAGAAAATGCGGAAGTTCATCAGTTCGCCGCAGAGGTTGCGAGAATCATATCAGGCATTCCGCAGATGCCAGAGTTCTCGTCAGAGAATATGACCGTAGCCGATGCGAGTCAACTGATCGGACTCCCTATTACAGCAATCCGGGCAGGGATTGTGTACGGATGGTTGCCGATCGGCGTGGCTGTGCAGAATAACAAGCCAGCAAAAAGCCTTTCCGGTGGCCGAATCACATACATCATAAGCCCTAGGAAAGTCTATGAAGTAACTGGTCATGTTTGGAAAGGCAAAGAGGCTCTCAATAAGTGAGTGCCCCGGAGGGAGCCGAAACCTCCACCCCGGAGCTTTGCACCACTAAAATGCCTTAGTGGATAGATACATTATAGTTCTCTATCTGCTAATTGTAAAGACAAATAAGAAAAAATAAGGAGAAATTAGCTAGATATGAGCGAAATTAAAAACGGAAGCCAGCCAACATGGGCTGACATCGAAGTAGCACTTGCGACTGAAATTGTCGAAGAAAGTAAGAAAAAGTCAAAAAGATGGTTCACTGCATGGATTGTGACGGCCGCTGCACTGGTAGCGAGCAACCTTGCGTGGATTGCAGGAGAAATGAAATAAAATGAAAGAGTATATGCTAATTGCTGTTTGTATGCTTGCCGGGAAATATGTGGATGCACCTATCTGGCTGAACATCTTTTTTGGTATCTCGGCAGCATGGGCGGTGCGCCAGATGAAAACAGACTGGCAGTAGGAAATAAGGAGGATAAGAAGATGTTTGAGAAAGAGATTGATGAAATTTACGAACTCTGTAAAAGAGTTGTGAATGAAGTTCCGACAGTAAGTGTCGAATTCAGTTATTCAATTTATGGCATGAGAGTATGTGGGCTTAAAAGAAAAGAAGATGCTTGCCTTCCAAAAGACGTGTTTAAGTGGGATTTGTACCAAAACGTATCTTTTAACCCATTTTATGAGAAAGAAAGTCGTGAAAGTCTCAGAATAATCAAAGCTTTCTTGTTGGAACTTCTGATAGATGGGAAGTGTCCAAATGAGTAAACAGATAGCAATTATGAAGCTTCTTCCCAGTCTGGAGATAGCGGGATGTATTAATGAACTGCTCAGAGAGCTTCAGTCCAGAGGTGATTACGTTCTGGATTATGAGAACTGTGATATGTCTCTGGATCATGTGGAGTATCACAAAGCTGAAGATATTGACGGAGAGAAGTTCGGGGATGCTTCAGACAATCTGTATTGCTTTTTCAAGGCGGTGTGAACATGGGCGAGAGGATTAATGAGGTCCTGAGACTGATTGATATACAGCTTGCCACAGTCCCAGATAACCCCATTGAAGAATCATACAAGGCAAGAACATTGGCGAGCTACGTACAGGCTCTGAACGGGCTTTTAACGGCTCAGAAATCGTATAAGGAGGAAAAACAGTGAGAAAGACAAGTGAAAGCGGTAATATATCAATCCATGATTTGACAGTGGATACAGCAGGGCTTATGCAATTAATGCACGTAGGCAGACAAACTGCTACGGAAGTAGGAATAGCGGCGAAAGCTAAAATTCGTATTGGAAACCGTGTTTTATGGAATGTATCCAAAATTAAAAAATATTAGGATGACATAAGTGAGGGGGAAGATAACGAATGAGCGAATTTGAAATCCGTATTCCGGCAAGAAAGAAACAACTGGTAACTGGGAAAGATAATCAGGTTGTAAAGGTTTCATCAGACGCATACAACGCACTGGTCGAAATCTATAACGAATCAACCTTATCAATGAAAGATATTGCAAGTTTGCTGATTATTGAGGGCAGCAAACATGTGGTTTATGACAAGGAGGAATAGAAGTGAATATATATGAGAAGTTAGGTATTATTCAGTCAAAGTTGAAAGCCCCTAAAGGACAGTACAATTCCTTCGGGAAATACAAATACAGAAGTTGTGAGGATATTCTGGAAGCTGTAAAGCCACTTCTGGCAGAAACAAAGACCGTGTTAAGTGTCACAGATCGGATGGAAGTTGTTGGTGACAGAATATATGTCAGGGCAGAAGCTCATCTGAACGACTGTGAAGATGCCGGCGAGATTACAACCGTTGCTTATGCAAGGGAAGAAGAGTCTAAGAAAGGTATGGATTCTTCGCAGGTGACAGGTGCAGCTTCATCTTATGCCAGAAAATACGCTTTGAATGGGCTGTTCTGCATTGATGATAACAAAGACAGTGATTCTACCAACACAGGAGAGAAAGAAAAAACGTCCGGCAGGAAAGTGGAACCGGCAAAAGAAACCGAGATGATTAGTTCTGAGGCTACTATGTCAATTAAAAACATTATTGATAAGTACCCGGAAGCTAAGCTTTTGGAACAGATTAAGACTCGATTTAAAGTAAGAGATATTAAGTCTCTTACCAAGGAAAAAGGTCAGAAATGTCTGAAGATGTTAATTGACTATGATAAACAGCATACGGAAAAAGGAGTAACGGCATGAATAAAGTAATTCTTACAGGAAGATTTACACGTGATCCAGAAATCAAGTACACCAATGATGGAACATCTATTGCAAGATTTTCTATTGCGGTAAACAGAAGATTTGTGAAAGAGGGTTCCGATCAGAAAGCAGATTTTTTGAATTGTATCGCTTTCGGAAAGTCGGCAGAATTTATCGAGAAATATTTTTCTAAAGGAACGAAAGCAGATTTATCCGGGAGAATTCAGACCGGTAGCTACATCAATCGTGATGGACAGAAGGTATACACGACAGACATTGTCGTGGAAGAAATTGAGTTTGGCGAAAGTAAAGGTTCTAATCAGAACCAGCAGAAGTCAAAGACACCGCGTCCAGGAACAGACCCGGATGGTTTTATGAATATTCCAGATGAAATTGACGAGGAGTTTCCGTTCGCATGATACAAATTGACAGTAGGGAACATCAGAAGGTTATTGATGGCATTAAGAAAGCATTTGATGTAGCAGGAGAAAAATGGTTCGTGTCAAAGCTTTACGTCGGAGATTACATGAATTACGACAACCCTCGACTGGTTGTTGACCGAAAGCAAAATCTCTCTGAATTATGCGGAAATGTGTGCCAGCAGCATGAAAGATTCCGTGCTGAAATTATCCGGGCAAACGAAGCAGGAATAAAACTTGTGTTCCTGTGCGAGCACGGAAAAGGAATTGAAAAACTGGATGATGTTCTCTGGTGGGAGAATCCCCGGGCAAAGAAAAAAGTTAAAAAGAATGGCGTCTGGGTAGAGCAGGAACAGAAAGTTATGCATGGAGATGTCCTATATAAGATTCTCTGCACGATGCAGCGCAAGTATGGTGTTGAATTTCTGTTTTGCGACAAGAAAGACACCGGCAAAAGAATTTTGGAGATTCTGTCAAATGGATAAAGAAACAATTAAACAGCAGAATAGCATGAGGGACGTTCTGAACAGATATGGCATGGTTCCAAACAGAGCAGGATTTATAAAGTGCCCTTTTCATAGTGGTGACCGTACTGCATCCATGAAAATCTACAAAGACAGCTATTATTGCTTTGGTTGTGGTGCAACAGGCGACATATTTACATTCGTTCAGAGCATGGATAATTGCGATTTTAAGACAGCTTTTACCATACTTGGAGGAACTTACCAGAAACCAGATTTTTCTTCCAGAATGGCAATATATCACCATCAGAAGCAGATGGAAATGAGGCAAAAGGAAGAATGGAAGAAAAAGGCCGAGTTGCAAGAATGCTTGTCTGATATAGATTTCTACCGGGCTATCCTTGACAGGGTGAAACCATTGTCTGACGGATGGTGTGAGGCGTGGAACAGGTTACAACTTGAACTATATCACCATGGATTCATAACAGGGCTGGAAGAAGGTGATTAAAAGTGGAAATGATAAACAAGCTCACGAAGGATTCTATTCTGGACGAAGAAGTGTTTGACAAGATATTCAGTCAGGAAGATGAGATATACAAGGCACGTCTTACGCTGACTCTTCTGGACAGAGCCAAGGAGCTTGGCGTAAAGAAAAAATTTGAGGATTTGCTTAAAGCTTACACAAAAGTACAGAAGCAGATGATTAAGGAAGAGAAAAGCAATAGGACGTTGTCTATGCTGGACCAGTGGACTAATTTCTCTGATTGTGAATATGACAGAATGAAATGTCTCAACTGGGTGGCGGATGATGATGGAATCAGAATATCAAATACAAATCCAGGATCGCCGGACATTATAGCCTGTTATCATCCTATACTTCCGATTGAACGAATGAAGAATCTGGAGACCGGAGAAGAACAGATAAAGTTAATCTATAAGAGGAATAATAAATGGTCCGAGGTTATTGTGCCGAAAACCATGGTTGCATCATCTACTAAAATCGTTGGATTATCTGCACTTGGGATTTCAGTAACTTCAGAGAATGCGAAGTTTCTTGTACGGTATCTGTCAGACGTTGAGAATGCAAATGACGATTATATCAACATTCAGTATTCCTCTAGCAAAATCGGGTGGATCAGGGATTATTTTCTTCCATATGACAAGGATATTGTGTTCGATGGAGATATGCGGTTCCGACAACTGTATGAAAGTATCAGTGTAGGCGGCAGCAGAATAGAATGGTATGAACACGTGAAGAAGGTTCGTGCTACTGGAAGAATAGAGCCCAAAATCATGTTAGCTGCAAGCTTCGCCAGTATTCTGATTAAGCTTGTTGGTGCCCTTCCATTTTTTGTGGACCTATGGGGAGAAACTGAGGGCGGCAAGACCGTAACACTTATGTTAGGGGCTTCTGTCTGGGCGAATCCAGGCGAATCACGATACATAGGAGACTTCAAGACAACAGATGTGGCTCTGGAAGCAAAGTCTGATATGCTCAACAATCTTCCATTAATTCTGGATGATACTTCCAAGGTATCTGCCAAGATCAGGGATAACTTTGAAGGGATTGTATACGATTTGTGCTCAGGAAAAGGAAAAAGCCGTTCTAATAAAGAACTGGGCGTGAGCCGGGAGAACCGCTGGCAGAACTGCATTCTGACCAATGGTGAGCGTCCGCTTGCTGGATACGTCAGCCAAGGCGGAGCAATTAACCGAATTATTGAGGTCGAGTGTTCTGAAAAGATATTTGATGATCCACAGCTTACCGCAGATACTCTTAAAAAGAACTACGGATATGCAGGAATCGACTTTGTGAACGCAGTCAAGGAAATGTCCATTGATGATATAAAAGCCCTGCAAAAGCACTATCAGGGGCTTATACAGGACGATGACAAGATGCAGAAGCAGAGTATATCTATGAGTATCATTCTGGCAGCAGATAAGATTGCAACAGATCAGCTATTCCATGATGGTCAGTACATTGACATTGAAACTGCAAAGAGTCTCCTGACAGAGAAAGAAATGGTGTCTGAAAATGAACGCGCTTACTGGTTCGTGGTTGACAAGATTGCTATGAACGGAATTAAGTTCGATGATAACCCAGATATCAAAACAGAAAGATGGGGAATTATTGACAATGATCCGGTAGAGAAGACATCAACCGCAATAATTTATAGCGCAGCGTTTGATGATCTGTGCAAAATTGGAAGATTCTCCAGAAAGGCATTCTTGTCATGGGCTGTTAAGAAGGGGCTTGTGGAAACCGACAGCAGAGGTTATCCGACCAAGGCGAAGAAACTGGATGGAATTGTCACTAAATGCGTGTTCTTGAAAATTGTAGACGAAATTCCAAAAGGATTCGTGAATTGCAATGATAATTTTGAGATTACGGACGATATTGTGTTTGATTGATAAACAATTCGTCCAAAAGGTAACCGGGTAACCTAGGTAACCTTTGATTCTGCATATATATATACGAGTATTTATATGTGCATATTGAGTATAAAAGTTTCCCTATATGAGAAAGTCAGGGTTACTCGGTTACTCGGTTACCTACCTGTAAAATCAATGGTTTACACGAATTAGTACGGTTACATCTCGGTTACTGTGGGTTACTTATATTATACACCTATTATATATAATATAAATAATTTTTAAAAATTAATAGAGCGTATACAGTGTACAGTATATTGTATACAAAAGGATGTGGGAGATTGAAAGTAGAAGCAAAGGATATTCCGTATATTCAAAAATTCATGACTGAATTCTGGAAAGCTATAAAAGATTTCTATTCAGTTGAACTTGCAGACGAATATTCCAAGCAGGCCACTGATCGTCTGATAGAACTTAGAGAGTATGCGGAAATGTGCCCTGATAATAATGATAAACAGTTTATTAAGAATTGTCTAGTTGCTTTTAATAAGCTATTAGATTCTAAACAGAGGGAAGTGAGAAAGAATGTACAACACGAAAAATAGATGCGAACAGGGGCAGGCTCTCAGAAAAGAAATCTATATGTATATCGTCAGTTATATTAAACTGGTTGGATACGCACCGTCAATTACAGAGATTTCTGAAAGGGTGGATGCCGGGAGAGCTACGGTCTGGAAGCATATTAATCAGTTGATTGATGATGACCTGCTCAGAACAAACCATCCCAGTACCGATAGGGCATATACTCCGGTTGGGTACGGAATAAGAAAGATAAGCAAGGAGATAAAATGAAACTTTATGACATTGTTACAGCAGATGGTACATTCGTCGACAGTATGAGCAGAATAGAGATTTTGGAACGGTTCGGGATTTCTAAAGGCGTCTTTCAAAGATATCTGGATAATGGCGACCTGTTAGAAGGGAAATATCAGATAAATGATTATGACTGTGACATAAAAGCAAGGAAATGTAAGGATAGGGAATTATTCTTACAGTTTGATGTTCTGACTCAGAAGATAAAGAGGGCGGTTGGACGGGAAAACTAAAAACTGCATTACAGCGTCAAATAATATAAAATGTGGAGGATTGGTACAATGAATAAAATGCGTGAATATGAACGAGGCAGGGAAGACGGGCTTGACCTTGCCAGACGAATTGTCAAACAGGGCGGGATTGAAGCCCTCGAACAGGAATGCAAGTTCCGGGGTGCGACCGGGATACATACCTCTCTGGCAGTAAAAGACCTTGATAAAGCATCAGAAAAGATAAAAGAGGTTATAGCGGATTCATTCGTAATATTGTCAATCGCCGTTCTGCATGATGATTTCGGTTTTGGCGAGAAACGCTGTCAGAGATTCAGAAATGGACTTGACCGGGCTGCCGATTATATCAATGACGGTCTGGCAGAATGGATTGATTATGTAGACGCTATTAAAGAAGAGCTAGGGATTGTATTAAAGAATCCCGCAGAATAACGGACAGGTAGCGTTTGGATAAATCAATCATGGAGGACTGTACAATAGCGTGTCAGTTACTTACATGGGGAAAGCGAGGATGGCAAATGAAAAATAATAATTATGCTTCATTCTTTAAGGCAAAACCAAAGAAGGTAGAGAGATACATTCGTTGCAGAAAATGTGGTGGAAACATGGAATGGGTTGAATACTATCCGCCAGAAATTAAATGTCCGAAGTGCGGATATACGGTATATCCTAAGCCTTATGAACCTAACTGCAATGAGATTGAAAATTGCAAGGAGGACACAAAATGTTAATCAGAAGTCAGAATAAAGAAGTTTTAGTTGCTTTTGAAAATTTACTTAATATCGAAGTTTCAGGTGGAGTAATAAGTACAAGAGTAGATAATGGATGGTCTTGCTTACTCGGAGAATATTCTGCCAAGGCAACAGCCATAAAAGTACTGGATATGATTCAGGAAACATATGCGGACGCAAAATTAAATGAAATTCTTCTTCCTGATGTCTGCAAATCGGCTAGTGAATCTCAGAGGGGAAAAGATAATACATTAATTGCAAAAACTATTAGAAAAGATTTTATGAAAAAAATGATATTCCAGATGCCAGCGGATAGTGAGGTGGAAGCATGAGCCACATCAAAGACAGATTGTCCAGTTATCATGATTGGATGCAAGATATTGTAAATAGACACAAGTTGGTTACTGCCAGAGATTTTCTAGAAATGATAGAACAGCTTCAAGATGACTTAGAACTGGATGAAAATGAAAACGATTGGATTCCAGTCGAAAAGAAACTGCCAGAGCCGGGCAAGGATGTTGCTGTACTGCTTAAAGGCTTTATCCCGGCAATTGGTAGATATGAAGTAATAAGAGACGGCATTGGAGCCTTTGTAGTTCCAGGGCAAATTGAGACTCCTGTAGAATTCAGATTGCCTGTAACTGCATGGACACCGTTGCCAGAACCATATAAGGAGGACTAAATGGGATATTGTAAATTAGACTGCCTGCACGGTGAAACCGAGTGTTGTATCTACTGCGATAAGCAAGACGATTGTGAAAATCGGTGTGACATGATGGACAGCTATGAATACGTTGAGGACTGTGAGGATTATGTCGAGGAGGACGAAAATAATGAATGAATATTTTACATTAGTTTTAGGCATTGTAAATGCTGCATGCATTGTTGTGAATATAATCACTCAGAAGTGGGATGTTCTGGTACTTAATGTTATAGTATGCGTGTTATGCATTGCTAATTTTATAGCAAATGATTGAAAAGTGGAGGAGTGCGAAGATTATGAGACTGATTGATTTATTGACAGTAATCGGCGAAGATGCCGAGAGTAATGAGAAAATTCAGATATGCCACCCGGGGAGAAGTTGGAATGATTACGATGAATTTAATGCCGGTTCAAAACTGTTGAAACCATTTTATGAGTTAGAGATTAAAGCTTTATCTGCGGTAAATACGGATGTGTTTAGAGTTGACTTGGATTTTGATGAGAAAGGATGATAGGAATGCGTTTAATTGATGCAGACAAAATAATTGATTCTCTTGGAGGTTCGGATATGGATTTTGCAATAGGTGCAGTTATTGACGAGCAGCCGACAGTTTTTGATGTGGACAAGGTTATTAGTGAGTTGAAAAGAGATAAATTCATTGAATCGGAATGTATCTTATCTGATGTACATCAAGGATACAATGCTGGGCTGAGCAGGGCAGTTGAAATCGTGAAAGGCGGTGGAGTTGAATGAGTAGATTAATTGACGCTGATAAATTAATTCAAGAAATGAGCGAATGGTATTGGGATAAAGAAAAGCAGAAAGCTGCGGAAAATGATGTTTCTCCGATGGATTTATTTACACATCTTGCAATTACAACTGTTCAAGAACAGCCGACAGCTTTTGACTTGGACAAAGTTATGGAACAATTGGAAGATAGAAGCACACTGGCAAGACCAGTAGGGTGGTCTAAAGCATATGAAATTATAATGCTGAAAGATGCAATCGAGATCGTGAAAGGCGGTGGAGTTGAATGAGAGAAGTTCTTTTTAAGGCAAAGAGAGTCAAAAATGGAGAATGGATAGAAGGGAGCCTCATAGATTTGGATATTGACAGCGGATATTGCTATATCGTTCCGCCGTATAAAGGAGCGAGTACATTGCCAATCGGCTTTTTGATAACAGACGGAATGGAATTGGTTATTCCAGAAACCCTCTGCCAGTTCACGGGACTTTGCGACAAGAACGGGAAGAAGATTTGGGAAAATGATATTCTGATGGCGCACTTGGACGAATCCTACCCAGAGGATGCGACATATGAAGCCGTTGAATGGGGTGTTGCAGGATGGGTAGCGCATGAAGCTAATAGCATAGACAGACAGTATATTGATGAGTTTGATCTTGAACATTATGAAGTAGTTGGCAACATTTTCGACAATAAAGAATTATTACAGGAGGGATACAAATGAGTAGCGCAAGTACAATATTCGGAACTAAAGCGTATGTATGCGCAAGATATTTTCTTAGACCGGGAAAGTGTTTCAAATATATCGACCAGCGTGGCGAGGATGCCACAGAACACGTCTATGAGGTCATGGCGTTATATCCGTACTGCGTCCTGTTAAGAGATACCAGAAACGGAGTCAGAACTTGCCCGGGATATAACACTTTGAGTCTGATGCTGAGAGGAAGTGAAGTGAATGAGTAAATCAATAGTAGTGGTGGATACACCAGAAACTTGTGTAGATTGTATATTTTGTCAAGAATACGGTATAGGAAGTAGAAAATATGCATTTTGCTATGTAACAAATGGGGATAGCGAAAATGACATGAAACCAATTGACTGCATATACGGATATCGTCAATCTAAACCTGATTGGTGTCCATTGAAGCTGTTACCAGAGAAGAAAAGTACAACTGCACCCGTGAGCAATTACGAAGTGCAGAAAAACTTATTTGCCGACGGTTGGAGTGCCTGCTTGAGAGAAATTACAGAAACAAGCGATGAAAACAAGCGATAAAAAGTAAGCGATAAGAGGTGGAGAAATGATTAATTTAACTGGAAAAATCGTGTTTGTAAAGACACAGGAAGAATATTTGAGTGTTCTGAAAATGGCAAAGCTTCAGGGATTCACATGGGCGAGAGAAAACCATTTAAACCCTATCGTAATTCCGTTTCCAAACATATTGAATTTTTACGACAGTAAGATGGTTACTTACAACTATGTTGAAAAGGCAGTGTATGAAGCATCCGAAATCGTCGAAGATGAAGAAAAAATCAAGGATGCAGTAAAACTTGTCAGAACGTTCGCTAAATACCCAGACAGAACAACATTGACCGAATCATTTATTGATTCCTTGAAGTTACTTGCAGATACTGTAGAAAGTCAGATGGAAGAGGTGAAGTAGATGGAGAGATTAACAGAAAGAGAAAGAAATGTTGATGGTACAGGAGTTGCAAAAGAAGAAATTACGGATGGATTATTAAAACCGTTTGCGGATAAAATTCTTACGAAACTTGCTGTTTATGAAGACTTAGAAGAACAGGGTTTGCTTGTGAAATTGCCAGATGATTTATTTAAAAAAGTATATCGAATAACTTATAAATATACGGAATGTAGTAAATTTGGAGAAACAGTTATTGATTGTGAGAATTATAATTGTAACTGCGATTGTGATTCTGAAAAGAAATTTTATATCGTAGAAAACAATCTGCAATTTATGCTATTTTGCAATTATTATAATGAACTTGACAAAACCGTATTCCTCACCCGTGAAGAAGCTGAGAAGAAGTTGGAGGAGATGGAGAATGACAAGGCCTGAGATTACGGCAGAATTATCAACCATGATTGAAAAGAAAATCAATCCGAACAACGATCCTCGTATCTACTGGGCAAAAGAGGTGACGTTTGATTATTCTACAAACCATGCAGTTAGAGTGGACTATATGAAATTTGTTCCAGTGAACAATAGTGTTTCCGGGATAGAAAAAGGTGATTGCTATTGCTATGAAATCAAGTCATCTATTGAAGATTTCAAATCTGGCCATGGATTGAATTTCATTGGAGATTACAATTATTTGGTTATGCCAGGGGAATTAGCTGCAACAGTATCTTTGAAAATCCCGTATCATGTAGGAATATATATCCCAGAAGGAAACGAACTTATATGTGCCAAGAAAGCCAAACGAGCCAATAGAGCGAGGCCTGTATCTGAAATACTTCTGATGATGTTTCGGTCTGCAAACAGAGATTACAGGAAAACGGTAAAGAAACTGGAGGAGATGAAGAAATGAATAATAAACCTACACCAGACATAACGCCAAACCTTGCTATATCAGCATATCACGTATTACAGCAATATTGTACTGGACAGCCAGCAGATTGCAAAGGATGCGGATTCTACGAACACTGTCCAGAATGTTTTCAAGGCATACCATGTGACTGGAACTTGAATGAAGAGGGTGAAATAAATGAAGTTAAGAAAGGCAACACTGATTGATTACGGAGTACCGCCGGATGATATACCGACATTACAAAGTCACTTGCGGAATCTTAGTGAAAGCGATAAATACAATCTGTTACAGGTATCTATCAAATATGCACCCGGCATTGAATCACAAATCTATGACAGCATCGTGAACAGTATTGGTTATCGGACAATGGAGAAGATTAGGACGGTTCCTGCAACGGAGAACGACTTCTATGGCTACAAACGTAAGGTCATGGCGGAATATTATCATTTAGCTAAGCTGATTGGCAGACTTTAAAAAACTTAAAAATTTATAAAAGTGGTAGAGAGCTAAATCTCCCCAGTGTGGTATTATATTTGTATATAACTGCTATACTGGGGATTTTTTTTGAATTCAGAAAGGATATGATTGGATGTTGATAGGATGGCAAATGAGAAAAATTTAATACCGAATTCTGAACGAACTCCGAGCGAACTTCGAGAAATGACCAGAAAAGGCGGTATTGCATCAGGCCAGGCACGTCGTCAAAAGAAAACCCTTTCTGAATTAGCAAAAATGATAGCTGAGAACCCCGCCCCGACTGCTGCAAAGAAGAAGCTCACAAAGATGGGAATATCTGATGAGGATGCAAATAATAACGCCTGCATTGTAGCTGCTGTATACGATAAAGCTATCAAAGGAAATATGCAGGCAGTGGATAAATGGGAGCAGTTAGTAGCTGTATCAAAATCAGACGAAAGCAAATACGAACTTCCTGCCAGAGTACTCGGCAAGGCATTCGTGGACATTAACCGGCAAATCAAGCCTAATATCGAATATGTATTCGAGGGCGGTCGAGGTGGTCTGAAATCTTCATTCGTAGCTTTTAAGATTGTTGAGCTTATCAAGAATAATCCTCAGATGCACGCCTGCATTACAAGACAGGTGGCCGGTACTCTGAAAGATTCTGTATATGCTAACATGAAATGGGCTATCAACGAACTGGGACTGATGGAAGAATTTGAATGCAAGGTGTCACCACTTGAGATCAAGTATATTAAGACTGGACAGACAATATACTTCCGTGGTCTGGACGATGAAACCAAACTGAAATCCATTAAGCCGGAGTTTGGATATATTGGAATCCTCTGGAAAGAGGAAAAAGATCAAATGAAGGGAGATGCTCAGGAACGTTCTGTTAATCAGTCAGTGCTTCGTGGTGGTGACGAGTCCTATGATTTTTCATCGTATAACCCACCAAAATCAAAATCAAACTGGGTAAACAGGATTAAGCTCATGCCTAACCCGAAAAGAGTTATTCATCATTCGAGTTATCTGGAAGCCCCGGCGGAGTGGCTCGGGCAGAAGTTTATTGACGATGCAGCGCATCTGAAAGAAATCAATCCAGAAGCCTATGAGCATGAGTACCTGGGTGTTCCGAATGGTGACGGTGGAAACGTATTTGAATATCTGGAGATTAGAGATATTACAGACGAAGAGATCAGTCGCATGGATCGTATTTTCGCTGGTGTAGATTTTGGCTGGTACCCGGATGCCTTCTGCTATCTCCGAACTTATTACGATTCTGCCAGAGAGAAAATATATCTAATTGACGAGCTATATGTAAATAAATGGAGCAACTCCAAGACCGCTGATTGGATCAAGAAAAAAGGCTATGATGATTACACAATGATATGTGATTCTGCGGAGCCTAAATCCGTGAACGACTTCCGGGACGCCGGACTCCCTGCCAGAGGAGCAATCAAAGGGCCGGGAAGTATCGAGTATGGTTTCAAATTCTTACAGACAAAGACCATAGTCATTGATCCAAAGCGAACACCAAATGCATACAAGGAAATTACGGAGTATGAGTATGATCGGGACAAAGAGGGGAATGTAATAAGTGGTTATCCTGATGGAAATGATCACGCAATCTCGGCACTTAGATATGCTTATGAGCCGTTATTTAACAGAAGGGGGAATAGTGCATAATGAGTAGAATAGGAACAGAACTACCGAAAGAGTATTCAGACAGATTTGACAAATTACGCCAGAATCGAGTAGAAGTCAGCTTTTACAAATATGGCGCAGCAGCAGACAACTTCGGAATGAAATTAGTAGATGCACTTGAATCACACGATATGTGCATTAAAAAATATAAAGAAACTGGAAATACAGAATATCTTTGTGATGCAGCAAATTATCTCATGTTTGAATTTATGTATCCACAGATTCCGAATGCATTTTTCAAAGCAACAGATAGCGGAGAGAGTGCCGGAGTTGCCGGAACGCCAATAAATCAGCTAAAAGAAAAATGGTGACTAAATGGGACTTATAACAACACTAAAAAGGTGGTTTAACATGATATTCAAAAAACAAGCCGAAGAGGATTTTAATATCCAAGCAGCAGAATTCCCAGAGATGGAATCACTGATTAACCGGTGTGCGAACATCTACAGAGGTGTGCCGGAATGGTTAGATGATAAGAATAATGTCAAGACGATTAATTTTGCTAAATCCGTCTGCTCAGAAACAGCTCGGCTCGCAACACTGGCGATCGGTATTCAGATTGATGGTTCCGCAAGGGCTACGTGGCTACAGGAGCAGATTGACAAGGTATATTTCCAAATCCGACACTGGGTAGAATATGGCTGTGCTTATGGAACAGTATTTATTAAGCCAAATGGTGAAAGCATTGACGTATTTACTCCGGCAGATGTGATGATCGTGGACTATGATAATCAGGAAATTAAGGGAATCATATTCAAGGATTCTTATACTGTTGGACGGAAATACTATACACGGCTTGAATATCATAGATTTGTTGAGACTACCGTGGATGGCGTGACGACCTATCCGTACTACGTTTCTAATAGAGCCTATGTGTCAAAATCCCCTCAGTCAATCGGCGATAAGATTGACCTTAAACAGACCAAATGGGCTGACCTCATGGCAGATACACCGCCGATTCTCAAAGCAAACGGCGAGAAGTTGGATGGAGCTCTGTATGGAGTATTACGGACACCACAGGCGAACAATGTGGATATCAGTACGCCACTTGGACTTCCGATATTTGCCGAAGCTATCGAGGAGCTAAAAGACCTTGACATTGCATACAGCCGTAATGCCGGAGAGATTTTTGATTCTCAGAAAATTGTTCTGGCAGATGATAGACTACTGATACCAAGCGGCACGCCTGTATCAGCCATGTCACCACAGGGCATGGAGAACAGACGTAATGAGATGAACTTACCACACTTTGTCAAGAATGTGTTCGGACAGCTCGAGAAAGAGTTCTATCAAGAAATCAATCCACAGCTCAACACTGATACCCGTATAAGCGGCATAAATGCCCTTTTAAGCCAGTTAGGGTATAAGATTGGATTCTCCAACGGATATTTTGTTTTTAACGAATCTAGCGGCATTCAGACGGCCACAGGCGTAGAAGCAGAACAGCAGAGGACAGTGCAGTTCATCAAAGACGTTCGAGACAAACTGGAATCTTGTCTGGATGAAGTAATCTACGCACTGAACGTTTACGCTGACCTATACGGACTTGCACCAATCGGAGCTTACGAAGTCAATTATGATTTTGGAGATATCCTGTATGTGCGTGAAAACGACCGTGCAAGATGGTGGCAGTATGTGACTACTGGCAAGGTTCCGGCATGGTTGTATTTCGTGAAGTTTGAAGGAATGACGAAGGAAGAGGCGGTGGCAATGGTCAAAGAAGCTCAGCCAGACGAACCAACATTATTTGGAGAGGAGTAAAAAGATGGCAGATAAACCAGTAACGCGAGAAGAAAAGTACCTCGCATATCTGACAGGCGATTATACAGGCGAAATTCCAAAGCCAATCACGAGAAAAGAGAAGTACCTGTATAAACTCCGTGTAGACGGAATTGGAACCAGTAAAGAAGCTATAGCAGAAGCAGTCCAGACATATCTGTCCGATAAGGGCGTTGGGCTTAACATGGATACAGATGGCTATGTGAGTTTGAAGACAATGGAGGTAAATAACAATGGCTGATACATTCAAGGGAATAATCACAGCAGATGGAAAGAAGAGACAGTTGCCTTATAGAAGTGTTCTTGAAACGCCCGTGTCTGATGAAACATTCTCCATACGGGGAGCATTTGCAGATTCCAAAGCGGTAGGGGATAAATTTGCGAAAGTAGACAGTGAGACTGCTTCGCTAAAGGAAGGCTTAAATAACTTTGTGGCTCTCGGATTATATGTTGATGACAATGGCGATATCTGCCAGAAGGAGGACTGACATGGGAAGATTAGCTACCGATGAAACACTAAATAAAGTTGTAGACGCAATCAAAAATTCAGAAACTGTGCAGGCCCAGAAGGAAGAAATCCGGGCCGAGGGAGTAAGAGTGCTTGCTACCATCCCACAAGACTACAAGAAGACGGTCGAAGAGGTTAGTTCGCTAAAGGAAGATTTATATGATGTCAGTAAAAATCTTATCAATAATAAAGCGATGGTTGATGGATACTATACTACTACAACCACAGAACCTACTATAAAAGAAAATACTGGATTAAAATGTATTTTGGTTAAAATTAAGGGAAATACAGTTTATACATTATCTAGTGTTTCATATTCATCGGTATTTTATGATGCAAACAAACAGAAAATTTCTGCATTAGACAAATCAAATTCAGCCCTTACATTTACCTCGCCATCTAATTCTAAATATATATCTATATCTGCCTATAATGAATACGCAAAAACCGTAATGCTTGTGGAAGGCAATACATTACCAGTTGAATTTGAAAATTATAAGTATGAAAACGCAATGACAATCGCTAAAAAAGCGCTAGAACTCACGGAATCAATTGATTACAAGGTTTATCATGTCGGAGTTGGGCAGGAATACACTAATTTTACCAATTTAATTAAGAAACTTGATGGGGACGCGACTAAAAAAATAATTTATATACACCCAGGGATTTATGACATTTTTGCTGAATATGGTGGAAGTAGTTTCGCTAAAACAATTGCTGATACCGATTGGCGAAAATGGAGTGCAGTAGTTCCACCAAATACAAGAGTGATTGGTTTGGGTCGAGTTGTCTTTAATTTTTTGCCATCGAGCGATGAATGCACGAAAAATAGTATATCTGTATTATCACCAATAAATACAAGTGGAAGTTGCATCATTGAAAATATTACAATTAATTGTAAAAATTGCAGATATGGAATACATGATGAAACAAGTGGATTGAGCGAATTTTATTTTGCAGAAAAAATGTTTAAAAATGTGAGGGTGTACCGTACTGCTAACGATGCTGGACTTTCATCCCCTTATGGACACGCGTATGCAAGCGGATTTGATGTTGGTGTAAATGTATCTTTCGAAAACTGTATTTTCGAATCACCTTCATTAGCATGGTCTGTCCATGACAGAGTTGTGAAAGGCATTATAAATAATGGCGGTATTTTCAACTTAAAGCACTCTATTTTTAAAGGAGATAGCTATGCAGGTTTACAGTTTTTAAACAACAACACTGACCCGTCAGAAACAATAGTTAATATTATAGATTGCGATGTAAATAAACTTAGGGTGGAAAAAGTAAGCAAATCCTCAGCACAAAAAAATGGATATAATATTACAAGTAGATTATGCAAAAATATTCCAGTAATCACAGATTTTGATGATGACAACGATTACCCATACAAAGCACTTAATGTTATTAGTTAACTAAAGGAAGCTTTAGTGAACCAGTAAAAACCAAAACATGTACCACGACTTTTGACGAAAGAGGTGATATACTATACTTAGTCCAGAATATTTGCGACAAATTACAGAGGGTAGTGAACAAATCGCAGAAGAACTGCATCAATATATTATCTCTGAGATCGTATCGAGAATGATGGCAAGAATCGGAAGGGGTGAGGACTATATTCTGACCAATGCCGATGCGTGGAGAATCAGGACGCTACAGGAATCTGGCGAACTACTAGAGGACATTCTGGCAGAATTATCCAAATACACTAAACGTGAACAGCAGGAACTTCTTGAAGCGTTTGAGGATGCCGGAATCACTGCAATGGACTACGATGATAAGGTATACAAGGCGGCAGGATTAAGCCCTGTACCGCTCGAACAATCCCCGGCTATGATAAGGCTCATGGAACGGAATATGCTTGCGACTATGGGCGAGTGGAAGAACTTCACGAGAACAACCGCAAGTGCCGCTCAGAGGCTCTATATTGAGCAATGCGACCTTGCATATAATCATGTGATGACTGGGGCAGTTGGGTATACGCAAGCCATCAAAGAGGCAGTTAATAACGTTGTGAGTGATGGTGTGACAGTCACGTATCCATCCGGCAGAAAAGACACGATTGAAACAGCAGTGGCACGTTCTGTCAGAACTGGTGTGGCACAGGCCACGGGAGACATATCCCTCAAACGCATGGAAGAAATGGACTGGGATTTAGTTCTGGTCAGTGCTCACATGGGAGCTAGGACAGGTGACGGCGGTGAGAATCCCGGAAATCACTCATGGTGGCAAGGAAAGATATACTCTCGTTCTGGCAAGAGTAAGAAATTTCCACCGTTCTCATTGACCGGATATGGAACAGCAAGTGGACTGTCAGGGGTCAACTGTCGGCATAGCTTTGGATCCAGTGACGGAGAATTTAATCCTTATGCGGAATTATCAGCACAGGATAAAACCGACAAAGGCAAACAGTACGAAAAGGAACAACGACAACGTACTTATGAACGAAGAATCCGCAAAACGAAGCGTGAAGTCCTTGGGTTGCAAGCGGCGGTTGACAACTGCAAGGACGAACAGGCAAGATTCGCACTCCAACAAGACCTTGACCGGAAGTCTTATCTTTTGCAGAAACAAAATACTGCATATAAAGATTACTGCAAGCAGAACGACTTGAGAGAACTGCAAGACCGGCTCATGATTGCTAAGTGGAACCGTCAGAACGCTGCTAAAGCCAGAGAAGCGGCAAAACGTTATAAAACAGCAAAGGGGATTGACTGATGGATAGATGGGAATATTTCAATCCGAATCCTGTTAAGGATAAGAGAACAGGAGATTGCGTTGTCCGGGCGATATGCAAAGCGACCGGGCAGGACTGGGAAACAGTATTCACTGGATTAATGATACAGGCGTGCACTCTGTCAGATATGCCAAGTGCAAATTATGTCTGGGGTGTGTACCTCTATAAACATGGGTACAGACGCAAACTGATTGAACAGTCAGAACGATATATCTATACAGTCAATGACTTTTGTACAGACCATCCGACCGGCACGTATATCCTCTGCATAGATGGTCATGCGGTGACAGTACAAGACGGCAAATATTTCGATACATGGGATAGCGGTAATGAGATCCCGGTATATTACTGGGAAAAGGAGAATAAATGAGCATATCAGAATTTATACAGATTTTCCTCTCTATCTGCGGAGGGGTGTCTATTGTCGGAGGGGCGGCGGCTGTAATCTTTAAATGGATTACTCCAGCATTTCGACTTAATAAGCGAGTAGAGACACTGGAAGAACATGATAGACGAGACTATGAAAGCCTTCAGAGAATCGCAGAACGAGATTCATTAATTCTGGAAGTGTTATCAACCATGCTGGATAGTCAGATTAGTGGGAATAACGTCGAAGAATTAAAAAAAACAAAACAGAAGCTTACAAATTATCTTGCGCAGAATCAGCGTTAGCATTAGTAAGGGGTATGCTCATGAAATTATATGTGTTCACAAAGAAAGATATAGACAGGTTCTTGACAGAGTGCAATTTTACGCCGGACGAAGAAAGACTGTTCCGGCTGAGATGTCAGGAGCGCACTCTTGAATACTGCGCTGAGCAAATGAACGTGAGTGTATCTACAGCGAAGCGATTAAGCCGGAGGGTGAACAATAAAATAATTAAAGTGTGTTGATACTTTTTGGATACTAATTAGAGCCAGAAACGACCTGTTTCCGGTTCTTTTTTTATGTAAAAATATAATCAGAAAGGCGGTGTATAAGATGGCATTATATAACAATCCTTATCAATATAGTTTTGGCGTTCCTGGGCAGATGAATCAGTTCCAGCAACAGCCTGTCCAGATGCCGACTCAACCAGTACAACAACCCCAGCAGAGTAACAATGGCATCCTGTGGGTTTCCGGTGAAGTAGGTGCAAAATCCTATCTGGTAGCACCCGGGACAAGTGTTTTACTAATGGACAGTGAAAGCGAAAAGTTCTACATAAAATCTACAGACGTTTCTGGTATGCCACAACCACTGCGGACGTTTGAGTATCATGAAGTAGGCACTCAGATGCCACCTAAACAGCCTGTTCAGAACATGGACAGTAAATACGTCACCAGACAGGAATATGACGATTTAAAGGGCAAATACGAAGCTATCATAAACCGATTAAATTCTTTTTCTGAACCTGTTAGGGCTAATACCGCACAGGAATCAGCGGTCAAGGGAGGAAACGCAGATGAGTAATCCATTATTCAATGCCCTCAGTGGTGGGATGCCGCAGGGAAACGGGCCAATGCAGATGATACAGCAGTTTATGCAGTTTAAGCAGAATTTCAAGGGAGACCCGAAGGAAGAAGTCCAAAAGATGTTACAGTCTGGACGGATTTCCCAGCAACAACTTAATCAGGTTCAGCAGATGGCAGGACAGTTTCAGCACATGTTGAAAGGAATGAAATAGTACATTACAATCTGGCCAGATTGATGTAAATACCAATAAAGGAGATTATATTATGGATGGAAATTATAGCTTAGCAGATATTGCCGCTGCTACCGGAAACGGTAGAAATAATGATGGCATGTTTGGTGGAGATGGTAGCTGGTGGATTATTGTTTTATTCATTTTTGCCTTCTTCGGATGGGGAAACAACGGTTGGGGCAATAATGGCAACGGCGGCGGATATGCAGCCACAGCAGCTACTCAGGCAGATATTCAGAGAGGATTTGACAATTCCGCAGTAATTAGCAAACTTGACGGAATCAACAACGGCATCTGCGATGGATTCTATGCAGTGAACAACGGTATGCTTACTGGATTTAATGGAATTAACACCAACATCATGCAGACCGGCTTTGGAATCCAGCAGGCTATTAATGCCGATACTGTAGCTAATATGCAGAACACTAATGCTTTACAGGCACAGCTTGCGAACTGTTGCTGCGAAACCAGAGAAGCAATTCAGGGCGTAAATTACAATATGGCACAGAACACCTGCGCATTGCAGAACACCATGAACAGCAATACAAGAGACATTATTGACAGTCAGAACGCTGGAACAAGAGCCATTCTTGACTATCTTTGCAATGAAAAGATTTCTAGTCTGCAGGCTGAGAATAATGATCTCAGACGTGCTGCATCTCAGGATCGCCAGAGCGCACTTCTCACAACTGCAATGGCTTCTCAGACACAGCAGCTCATTAATGCAATCAATCCAGCACCGATTCCGGCATATCAGGTTCCTAACCCGAACACATATTACGGATGTGGATGCGGATGCAACACCGGATGCAATTGCTGATAACTTCATATCGAGAGTATCTTTCGATTGATTCGAATGTCGGCTTATGCCGTATTACACAGAGGGGCAGGCTGAGACCTGTCCTTTTGTGATATGAAAGGGGTAAAAATTATGGCAGAATTTACAAGTGTAGCTGCTCAGACTGTAGCAGCAAATGGAAACGTAGTATTTTCAAATACAGCAGTTAAGGGTTCTAACTGCATTCAGCACAGAGAGGGAAGCGGAATCATCACTCTAAGAGGACTGACTAACCAGTGTAAAGCGAGATTCTTCGTGGATTTTTCTGGTAATATCGCAATTCCAACAGGCGGTACTGTCGGAGCTATTTCTCTGGCAATTGCAATCTCTGGTGAGCCGGTTCTTTCTTCCCAGATGATTTCCACACCGGCAGCAGTAAATCAGTACAATAATGTGTCCACAGGTATCTATATTGACGTTCCTTGCGGATGTTGCGTTAATATTGCAGTAGAGAACACAAGCGATCAGGCAATTTCTGTTGCGAACGCAAATATTGTCGTGACCAGAGAAGCGTAGGAGGTGTGATTATGAGAGATATTAAAGACTTATGCGCAAGAATCGAAGATGAACTGTCCAAAATCGCTGATAATGGACTGACTACTGGAAATCTGGAAATGACATACAAACTGATTGATATGTATAAAGATATAAAGAACACACAGTACTGGGACAAAAAGGTGGAATACTACAACACTGTCCTTGATGAGATGCGTGGCGGATACAATGACGATTACAGCGAACGTGGAAGAAAGCGCGACAGTATGGGGAGATACAGCTCAAATGACGGCAAAATGATGCCGGATTACGACAGAGGTAGTTCTTATGCCAGACGTGGTGAGCATTACGTTAGAGGACATTACAGCCGTTCTGACGGACGAGATGCTTATGACGACTATATGACACAGAAGCAGAGCTATCGCTCCGGCAAGTCTGAAGACTGCAAAAGGAAGATGCTCGCTGCTCTGGAAGAGCATCTGGATGAGCTCACAACAGAAATGAGCGATATGTCCAAGGACGCAGAGTGCCGAGAAGAACGTGACCTTGTCAAGAGATACGTGGAAAAACTCCGTGATATGCTCTAAAAATGTAAAAGTGGTAGAGAGGTAGTTAAAAGAAATCTGTTATAATGTAATTGTGCAACAGGAAGTACAAGTAAAACGGTTGTTTTTGACATTTTCGTTTTAATCCTCCTTTCTTTAATTTAGTAGCTGGTACGCACGCTTTAATGGAAAGTTAAACAGGTTCGAATCCTGTCGTGCGTATTTGCCATCTGGCACGCAAGATGGCTCACCTCCTTGATTAAGGTTTTTGTTATTCATACTTTTCTTTAAAAAAGAAATAAATATCCGAAACAACTCGTGGCAGGCATGACACGTTAAACACCTTGCTAACCCGGGAATCCGGGTTATGTGGAATGTACGCTAGTGGAAAACTGACAGAGTCGCGCTCTGGTCTCCGGTTCGATTCCGGGCGTTCCGCTTTAATCCGCTTAGAGTTAAGCTGTTTGTATACAGGTGGCCTATGTCTCAGGTGGATTTACGCTATAGCGAAAGAAGTGAAATTCACCCCAGTTTCTTTTCAGAGGGTTGGCCGTTATAGGCGGCATGGAATGTAGCTCAGTGGTAGATCGCACTGTAAATGTGAGGTCGCAGGTTCGATTCCTGCCTTTCCGATTACCTTGCCAGTGGTCTAACTGGCTTAATCCATTACCTGCGGCGGCAGGTCAATAAACACGACCAGGAGGATGTTATGCAGAAACTTATTGACACATTAAAATCATTTGGAATTGAAATCCCGGAAGATAAGCAGGCAGATATTAAGAAAGCACTTTCTGAGAATTACAAAAACGCAAAGGAAGTTGCAAAAACTCTGTCAAAAGTTGAGGGAGAACGAGATAACTGGAAAGAACGTGCTGAGACAGCAGAAGAAACCTTAAAAGGTTTTGACGGTATCGACCCGGCAAATATTAAAAGTGAGTTAGAGACTTGGAAACAGAAAGCGGCAGATGCAGAGAAAGAATTCAACGCGAAAATCTATGACCGTGATTTCTCAGATGCACTCAAAGCGGCACTCGACAATGTTAAGTTTTCCAGTGAAGCTGCAAAGAAGTCTGTTATGGCAGACATTAAAGAAGCCGGATTGAAGCTGAAAGATGGCAAAATCCTTGGATTAAACGACCTGATCGAACAGATGAAACAGTCTGACGCATCCGCTTTTATAGATGAATCTCAGCAGCAGGCTCAGCAGAATCAGGCAAGATTTACCACTCACGCTGGACAGCAGCAGACACCGGGGAACATGACTAAAAAAGATATCGAAGCAATCAAAGACCCGTCCGAGAGACAGGCTGCAATTGCTCAGAACATCCAGCTATTCCAGTGATTTTTTACACCGACTATACGCCAGAGTATAGCCGCTAACCCAATACCTTAACAATTATGGGTAGAAAGGATTTTTTATATGGCAGCAAAAGCTAATCTTATTATGACAAATGATATCCAGGTCACAGCACGTGAGATTGACTTTGTAACCAGATTCGAAAGAAACTGGCAGCACTTACGTGACATTTTGGGTATCATGAGACCTATCAAAAAACAGCCGGGTGCTGTACTGAAATCTAAGTACGCAGAGGGTACTTTACAGAGCGGAAAAGTGGCAGAGGGTGAGGAAATCCCTTACAGCAAATTCGTTGTAAAAGAAAAACCCTATGCGGAAATGACTATCGAGAAGTACGCAAAGGCTGTATCTATCGAAGCGATTAAGGATCACGGTTACGAGAACGCTGTTCAGATGACCGATGATGAATTCCTTTTCCAGCTTCAGACTGATGTTACCGGCAGATTCTATGACTATCTGAAAACCGGTACACTTACTTCCACAGAAACAACATTCCAGATGGCTCTGGCAATGGCTAAAGGCCGTGTAGAAAACAAATTCAAACAGATGCACAGAAATGTGACTGGCGTCGTTGGATTTGTGAACATTCTGGACGTATATGAATACCTTGGAGCAGCTGAGATTACTATTCAGAACCAGTTCGGATTCCAGTACATGAAAGATTTTATGGGATTCAATACCATCTTCCTGTTATCTGACAGCGAAATCCCGAGAGGACAGGTTATCGCTACCCCTGTTGAGAACATTGTACTTTACTATGTTGACCCGAACGAATCTGACTTCGCAAGAGCAGGACTTGTATACACCGTATCTGGCGAAACAAACCTGATCGGATTCCATACTCAGGGTAATTACCACACAGCAGTGTCCGAAGCGTTTGCAGTTATGGGGCTTACTCTTTTTGCGGAATACATTGATGCAATTGCAGTAATCACTATCGATGAGACACCAACGCTTGGCACTCTGACAGTAACATCTGCGGCAGGAACAGCAACTGGTGATACAAAAATCACTGTAAACCCGGCTAAAGAAAACGCTAACAATGTGTACAAGTACAAAGTTGGTGCATCTGAAACAGCTGTAACTTATGGCCAGAATCTCAGAAACTGGACTACATGGGACGGAAAAGCCGACATTAAGGCAGCAACCGGACAGAAGATTACAGTGGTTGAGTGTGACGGAACATACAAAGCACTGAATGCCGGAAGTACAAGCGTAACAGCGAAATAATAAACGCGGGAGGTAACTGGCATGGCTTATGCAGATTATAAATTCTATACAGAATCATTCGACAATGTCGTGCCAGAAACCGACTTCCCACGACTGGCAGAAAGAGCCAGTGATTTTGTGGACACAATGACGTTTGACAGACTGGTGGACGGACTGCCAACAAACGAACGCTCACAGAAGCGTATCAAAAAGGCGGTCTGTTCATTGGCTGAAATAATGTATCAGATTGAACTTGCTGAAAAGAATGCTATTAGTCAGGCATCCGCAAATGTGACCGACACAAATACCGGTGGCAAGTCAACAGGCATTGTAACATCTGTATCTTCTGGTAGTGAATCCATCTCTTACGCAACGCCTCAACAGATTGGGGCAAGCGCAAAGGAATGGAGTGCAGTGTATGCCGCCGCCGGAGATGCGCAGAAAACGAACGGCTTGCTTCTTAAGACAGCTTTACCGCTTCTGATGGGAGTAAGGACGGATGATGGCATACCGATATTGTATGCGGGATTATAAAAGGAGGCAAAGATGGAAGCATTATTTACAAATGTAACTCTGATTCTGGCAGTAATCAGTGTTTTGGCGTTTTGCGTGTCTGTAATTACACAGGTGATTAAAAACGTTGGATTCCTGTCAAAAATTCCGACAGATGCCTTGGTGCTTGTACTGTCAATCGGAATCACTGTAGCTGCTTTTGTGGCGTATATGCAGTACATTCACATGACAATCTTGTGGTATATGATTTTAGCAGCTATCATGGCGGGATTTATTGTGGCGTTTATTTCCATGTTTGGGTGGGAAAAGATTACGGAATTGTGGAAACGAACGTCAAAGGTTGACGTGGATAAGCTGAAAAATAAATGATTAAGGAGAGGGTATCATGTACGAAAAAACGGTGACGGTTTTTAATTATTACGAATCAGCCACGACAGGAGATGCGTACTGGTATCCTCATGTTTTATCCGGCGTTGACCTCATTACCGACAAAGGAGCAATCCTTAAAAAGTACGGACCAGACGCAACTGACAACGCACAGTTACACGTTAGATACACTGTCCAGAATGGTGACATAACCATTACCGATAAAGACGGCAAGATTCTTCCATGGGTTCCACCTAAAGAGTGGAAACAGCAGATTAACAACGCTCTGGAAGATACTATCACATTCTCAGATGAGTCGTTCTTCTGGGAGGGTGAGTGGACCGGTGGAACGGTAATTGACAGCGATTATCGGAGTGGATTCTATCAGTACATGAATGAGAATAAGGATAACGTGTTCAAGATTACCAGTGTAGGCGGTCCATATACACTGATTCCACATTTTGAAATTTTGGGTAAGTAATATGAGCAAGATTCATCATTTCAAAGGATTCTCCGTAGTTGATGGAGATATGAAGATTAAACTGAATATGGATAGATTCTCCAGACAGTATCAAGAAGCTCAGTATCTCCTTGATGGAATGGTTATGGACAGTATGGTTCCATTTATGCCGATGATTACCGGAAATTTCATCAACCGGACAAGAATTGAGAGTACATCCTTGCAAGGAACTGGGAAAGTATGCGCAGCGGCGGCACCTTATGGACGTTTTTTGTATGAGGGAAAAGGAATGGTTGACGAAGCAACTGGAAGTCCCTACGCAAGACGTGGAGCAAAGAAAGTTCTCGTTAGTCAGTTTTCTGGTCAGACAGCCGCAAAAGAGAATCTTGAATACACCAAACAGGCTCACCCACAGGCGCAGGCAAAGTGGTTCGATGCCGCTAAACGGCAATATGGTGACACATGGGTTCGCAAAGTAAAAGCACAGGCAGGAGGTGGCAGGCATAGCAGATAAACCTATCGGAAAAGACGCAACCGGATACGAAATTCTGACAGATGCCATGAAAGCACTTCTGAACCAGTATCCGGGACTGTATGAAAATGAAACAATCAAGTTTGAAGAACTTGGCAAGGAATCAGGAATTGCGTTCTCGGCAGATAATGGAGCTTTGATTTATTCAGAAAAAGAAGATGTTTGTGGCGTAATGCACCAGGTATGCCAGTACCCATTTTACGTGGTATATCGCACAGCATCCGACAAGGAAAGGCAGAAGCTATCCGTTCAGAAGTTCCTAGATAATCTCGGTAAATGGATATGCCGAGAACCAGTTATCATAAATGGCTCTGAGACACGTTTAAATGCGTTCCCAGAGCTTTCACAGGGACGAGTGATAAAACGCATTACTC